ATCTAATAACTTATTAACTTCATCATAATTGTTTTTATTAATTAAATCCTCTGAAAGTCCCCAAAACATTCTTTTCTCCTTTTCAAATAAATCTTTTGCTGAAATTTCTAAATTTTCAATGTTATATTTTTTAATTATTTAATTCTTTCCTTAAAAAAATCTTTCCAGTAAGGATTTTCTTTATCAAAAATTTCTTTTTCCTCAGGAGTTAAATTATATGGATAATCTGCAAATAAATTAAAGATTTTTATCTTATCAAAACTAAACATATGTTTTCCAATAGAATCTAAATCATCTATCCACCATATTTTATCGTTTTTATTTTGTTTATAGAAATCACTTAACATATTTATTTTCTCCTTATTCTTTCTCATTTGAACTTCTTCTTCAAGCAATTAAAAAGTCTAATATTTTTATTCTAATTATTAAAATAGCCTTCGCTTTTTATAATTTCTTCATAATCTTTAAAAAACTTATCTAATTCATCTAAAACCCATTGAGGTGGGGATTCTACTATTACTTCAAGTCTACTGTTAATATAACCTTTTTCTTTTGCTTCAATTATTTCTTTAGGTAAATCTACAAACATATCTAGTCAGTTCCTTTTTTATAAATAAGCTATTCTTCATCACTATTTAGCTTAGCTACTATTTTGATTATTTCTCTTAAATAAGAATTCTTATAATATTTTCTTTGTTCTTTTCTTATAATTTTTAGGTATATTTTTTCCTTTTTTACCTTCTAATAAATCCAATTTCTTAAAAGCTTTATTACAGGCAGCTTCATATTCTTTTCCTTTTTTTTTCTCTTTCTTCTTTAGTTAAAGAAAAATCAATAATATATTCATCTGGAACTAATATTTTTTTATTCATTTTTCCTCCAAGAAATTATTAAATATACTTTTTATTTTTAATATTCCTGATATTTTTCCCAAATTTCTTCTTTTCTTTTAGCTGCCTCATGTATTTCTTTTGGTGCATCTTCTGGGATTATAAACTTTTTTTACCATATACCCAATAAGGAACTAACAATGTTACTAATTTCTAATATTCAGGATCTATGATTATTGTGATTTCAATCACTTCCTAATTTATTATTACTCAAAGTCTATTTGCTTTTTCTTTTGTTAATTATTAAAAATTTATGAGTTATTTCTTAGAATTTTTTTTAAAGATTATAGAATGGTTACTTTAAATTTTTATTAATATTTCTTATAAATTTGAAAAATTTTAAAGTTGACAATATTTCCTAGCTTTGAACTTTTCAAGAGCAATTGTTTCTCCCAATTCCTCTAAGCCTTTTAAAGCCTCTCTTCTTTTGAACTCTTTTATTCCTATCTTATTTCCATTTTCATCTGTAACAGGGAAATTAATTCCTAAGCATGCAGAATCTATTAAATCATAAACTTTTTTAAAATTATTTTCATCAATTAAATCCTCAGATAATAAAAGTATCATATTTAACACCTCTTTAATTTAAAATTTATAGTGGTTTATATTTCCCAGCTTTATAATTTTCAACAACTTTTATTTCACCTAATTCTTCAATTCTTTTTAAAGCTTTTTCATTTTCTATTTGTGATAAATTTATTTCTTTTCCATCTTTAATTAAAACTGTTTCTATATCATTAAAAATAAAATCTAATAACTTATTAACTTCATCATAATTGTTTTTATTAATTAAATCCTCTGAAAGTCCCCAAAACATTCTTTTCTCCCTTTAAGTTCAAAATAAAATTATTACTTTTCAAATAGTTTTTTCTCAAATTCAAATAAGTCTTTTGCTGAAATTTCTAAATTTTCAATGTTATATTTTTTCTTAATGTTATTCACATCACTAAGCATTTTAGAGGTAAGTTCTTTTTTCTCTTTATAATTTTTAAATCCATCTAATCCAGCTTCATAAGAAGTTTCTAGTTTTTTACATTCAAGACAATACTTTTTATAAATTTCCCAAACTATTTTTTGTGCTTCTTCTAATTTTGTTATCTTTCTCGCCTCCTATATCTAAGATTATATTCATTAGATCTTAGTATTATATTTGAGTGATGGAAGTTTTCTTCAATAAATGGATTATCTGGAAGAATATCTGTAGAAAATATACTTAGACTCATTTCATATTCGTATTTATAGTCAACTCCTCTTAAGTATGCTAATTTATCATTTATAAAAGAACTTACATCTTGATTACTGAATGTAAAATCGGTATATTTTTTAGGATGATTATGTGTTATATAAGCTCCAGTTAAATCTCCTACTACAGTAGTATTTATAAAATTTTCTCCACCAAGAACAACATAAACACTTCCATCGGCTTTTATAACAATAGCATTTTCATATTTTAAATTAACCATATTAGGTTCATATTCTGCAAATATTTCTTTAGCTATATTATAATCTATTTTATCAACTTTTTTAAGAAAATAAAAGTCTCCTATCCTTTTTTTATATTCTTCATCTTCAATATCTCCTCTTTCTTTTAAATCATTAGCTTTTAAAGCACCATAATTCTTTATACTTTCCCAATTATTTTCATCCAAACTGTAATTATTCTTTTCTATTTCTTCTCTACCTTCTTTTATTAACTTATCATAATCAATAATCGGGATAGTTGTACTTCTGCACCTTGGATGCATTGGCGGATAATTTAAACCTACTGCAATTTTTTTAATTTCAAATACTTCTCCATGTAATTCAGAGCATATTTGACTAGTTCTATTGTCTAATGTAGCACTAAATTCATATTTTTCTATCCCAGCTTCTTTATATCCATCTAAGGTAGCTTGATTTAAAGTATAATTAACTTCAGTTCTTAGAAGTCTTTCAACATCATTCTTTTTAGCTGTCTCAAATCTTTCAGAAACTCTTTTAGTCATAGTTTTCAGATTAATACCTTGTATCATGCCATTAACTATTTCTTGCTTTACTGTTTCAGCTAGTTTATCTGTATTGCTCCAAAGTCTCTGAGAAAAATTAGCACCACTCCAAGGCTTATCCAGGACTGTTTTTATTTTATCTCTACTGACAACAGGATTAATACCTAAGTCCTTTGTTACTTCTATGAAAGTATCTCTATAAACTGATGTTAATGCATTAATACTATCGTTCTCAACTCTGAATATTAACTTTGTTAATTCCATGTCTATTTGTGATTTAAGACTATCCAGTCTACTTATACGACTTTTAGCAGATAATGTTTCAATTTCTAAATATAGTTTTTGTGCTTGTAAAGGTGCATTCTTTAAAAGTTTGTTATATTCTTTCATATAGTCATGTAAATCTTTTTTCCAAACTTTGTAATCATCACCTTTTAAAAGTTTCAAAGCTTCATTATAATTTAGAATATTATCATTCATATAAGTTGTTGTTATTCTGCTAATTTCTTTAATTATATCCTGTTTAGCTTTTGAAAGTGCTATTTGATACTCTTTTTCAACATCTTGTATTGTAGTAAAAGCCTTAGCTTCTCTTTTAATTTGTCTTTCTTCCCAATAATCTCTATTCTTTTGAGCCATTTACATCAACTCTAATCGGAGTGTTCATATCTTTTATTGCATTAATATCTTCTTCAGCTTTTATTTTTTCTAGCTCTCCTTTTGCATCTTCTATGAAAGGCAAAATAGATAAAATAGTTTCATGCGATACTATTCCTTGTAATTTCTGAGCTGTCTCAGCTGCTTCAACTAAATTCTTTGGAACATTTCTAGTAAATACCTTTTGAATATCAGTAGATTTTATTTTTAAGTTGTAAAAATCTATCATAAGTTGTAATCTTTGATTAATTGCCTTTTTAAAATGCATTTCTTTTTGTGCAGCCAATTGTTCTAATGCTAAAAGTTTATATCCAAGTGCAACTCCTGAACTGTTTCCACTAAACTCTTTGTCTTGCATGTCTGGTATCATAGAAAATTTATGGATATCTTGATTTAACCTATTTTTATTATTTTGAGCATAGCTGTCATTGACTTGTTTTATTAACCACTTGGCATCTCCATCATCATCAATTAACATTAATTTATCTTCTTTTATTTTTTTCAATGTTTCTTTATCAGTTCCCCCAACATTAGTTAAAACTAAAAGTGCATCTGTGAAGTCTGTCATATCGTCTATCGAAGTTGATGCAGCTTCATCGTATCCATCTATCAAAGAAACAACTTTTTTAAAGTCCCCAAAAGCCCTTTTGTTGTTTAAAAATTCAATAATTGGCACTTGGTTAAATCCGTGTAACTTAGTTACTCCTTTTATATTTGGAACTTCTTTTTTATCACTATCGGATAGAAATTCATAAGTTGTAACACTTGTACTATCATAAACTTCTAATGTATAAACCCATTTATCTTCTTTATTTTTAGTTTTATCCCATCTAACAGCCGCAGTTATTTCTTTTTTTACTGTATTATCTCTCAAAATAAAGCAATCACGAGGATCTACAACTACATTTCCAATAGTATTATCTACATTTTTATACCAAAGCTCATA